ACCATGATGTCTTGTGTGACGCGGCGAATACGCTGAGCCGGATTTGCAATATGCTGGGCGTGTGAGGGCTGACCCCATGAAGATTCCGGAAAGTGTACGCATTGGTGGGGTGGAGTATGCTATCAAGTACGAGCCGAATTTGCGGCTGGGTAATGACCTGTGCTATGGGCTTTGCAAGTACGATGACAGCGAAATCGTCCTATCTACCACCGATGGAACGGGGCATCAGCGTCGGTGCCAGACCCTGTGGCATGAGATCCTCCACGGCATTCGCAATCACGCCGGTCTGGCCATTGAGAACGAGGAGGAAGTGGTGGAGATGTTCGCCAAGGGGATTTATCAGGTACTGCAGGACAATGGAGCGAGGTTGTTTGATTTGAAGACGGAGTAGGAGGTAGGGAGGTTATGGGCAAGTTTAGGGTCAGCTTGAAGGTCAGGTGCTTATACTACGACGGAGAGCGAAATCAAGAGATATTCTGCAAGGGGCTGATGGACAACTCCAGAATCCATCAGGGTTTCGCCCATCCGGGGCTGATGGACACCTGCAAAGAGCGGTTTTGCGAAACACAGAACTGGCAGGATTGCCCGATAGCAAGAATGTTGGCATCAGAGGGCATTGAGCCTGACAAATAACAGAGGACAGGAGGTCGTATCGGCCTCCTGTTTTTTGCGGCTTGGTGGGAGTGGACGAGCGATGCTCGCCCCTACAAAAAGAAATATCTTATATCTCATATCTCGTATCTTATATCTCAAGTTAGGGGGGGCTTTTTTTATTTTCTCAGTTCACTAAAATGTTTTATATATCAAATCTGCAGGAGATTTTTGCCTTGCGCCGGCGGCGGTTGAGTAGATGACACCCTCTCAGTCACCGCCTTCGGCGGTGCCAGCTCTCCCAGAGGGAGAGCCAAGGCGACTTTGCTGTTGGTGGGATGACATTAGCGATTTTTAACTTTCAATTTCTAACTTAACGGGGGGAGGCTTGTGGATTGGCAAAAGATCAAAACAGAGTACATCACTACGGATACCAGCTACCGCAAGCTGGCCCATAAATATGGGGTCGATCAGGCTACCGTTGCCCGTAGGGCAAAGAAGGAAGGCTGGCGTGACAGCAAGCAACAGCACGACAGCGACGTGCAAGCAAAAATCATAAAATCCCTGGAGGCTCAACAGGTCAATCGGGCCAGTCGACTGCGCAATGTGGCGGACAAGCTGCTGGGCAAGGTGGAGGGGCTTCTGGATGAGGAGCTGGACTCTCAGTCCATGAAGCACATCTCCGGCGTTCTCAAGGACATCAAGGATATCCAGATGATTCGCTCCGATGCGGATATGCGGGAACAGGAGGCGAGGATTGCCAATCTGCAACGGCAGGCGGAGAAGGACGAGAAGAAGGACAACAAAATCACGGTGGTTTTGGAAGGGGCGCTGAAGGATTATGCCCAGTGAGAATGAACTGGTATTATCCATGCCTGTCCCCAACGAAAAGCAGGAGCTGGCCTTTCGGGAGCAGCACCGGTATGTAGGCTACGGCGGCGCTCGAGGTGGCGGAAAGAGTTGGTTTGTCCGGTGGAAGGCCATTCTGCTGGCGCTATTTTTCCCCGGCATCAAGATTCTGATTACCCGTAAGACCTATCGGGAACTGCTGAACAACCACATTGTGCCACTGCTGGCGTTGCTGAGAGGTATCGCGGTATACAACAAAAGCGATAAGTGCTTTACCTTCCGGAATGGCTCCACAATCTGGTTTGGTTACTGTGCCAATGATGGAGATTTAGGGCAATATCAGGGCGCTGAGTACGATATCTGGTTCGCCGATGAGGCTGGACAGTTTCTGGAGCACTGGATTGTGACCATTGATGCCTGTGTCCGTGGTGCCAACGATTTCCCGAAGCGTACCTATTTCACACTGAACCCCGGTGGGCCAAGCCACGGCTACTTCAAACGGCTATTCATCGACAAGCGGTACACCGAGGATGAGTATCCGGAGGATTACGCCTTTATTCAGGCACTTGTCACCGACAATGTAGCACTGCTGAAAGCACAGCCCAACTACAAGCGCAGTCTGGAAAAGCTGCCCCCTAAGATTCGGGCGGCGTGGCTCGATGGACGGTGGGATGTGTATGAGGGGCAGTTCTTTGAGGACTTTTTTGACAAGCCGGAGCATTACGGCGACCGGCAGTGGACACACGTCATTGATCCCTTCGAGATTCCGGATGGCTGGAAGATATACCGCTCCTTCGACTGGGGCTACAACAAGCCCTTCTCCTGTGGCTGGTGGGCGGTGGACTACGATGGCGTGGTATACCGGATACTGGAGCTGTATGGCTGCACTCAGACTCCCAACGAGGGCGTGAAATGGACACCGCCGCAGGTGTTTGCAAAGATCCATGAAATCGAGAGGGAGCATCGGTGGCTGGCTGGTAAGAAGATTCTTGGTATTGCGGATCCGGCTATCTGGGATGCAGAGACCGGTGAGAGTATCGCCGATGTGGCATCCCGACATCAGGTGTACTTCACCCCCGGCGACCACAAGCGGATACCCGGCTGGATGCAGGTCCATTACCGGCTGGCTTTCGATGACAACGGATTCCCGATGATGTATGTATTTTCAAACTGCAAGGCGTTTATCCGCACGATGCCACTTTTACAGTACGACGAGCACAAGCCGGAGGACTTAGATACCGATGGCGAGGACCATGTGGCGGATGAGGTGCGCTACTTCTGTATGTCCAGACCCATCAAACCGGCCCATGCAGCGGCTCCGGATGGATATGGAAGTACACCAATGGCAATGTTTCTGGATATTCCCAAGGAGGATATCAGGAGCAGGCCGAAACGGATGAGGATGGAGATAATTGATGGATAACACGATGCAATCGAATATGCAGCCTGGGGTATCTCCTGAAGGGGCGGTGGATGGTTTTCAGGCGCTGAGGAAGGCAATCGGGCCGGAGCAGGTGCGCAAGGCCAATCAGGTCTTTCGGGATTACAAGGCTGGCAAAAAGGCTTTGGAGGAACGGGTAATCCAGAATGAGCAATGGTTCAAGCTACGGCACTGGGAGTACCTGAGAAAGCAGGAGGACAAGGATCAGGTGGAGCCGGTATCGGCTTGGCTATTCAATTCCCTTGCGAACAAGCATGCTGACGCTATGGACAATTTCCCAAGTCCCAATTTTCTGCCCAGGCAGAAAGATGACCAGGAGCAGGCGCAGATGCTTTCATCCATCGTGCCGGTGATTCTCCAGCAGAATGAATTTGAGGAGTCCTACGACACCGAGGCCGGGGACAAGTTCAAGGAAGGTACCGGCGTATATGGGGTTTTCTGGGACAGCAGTAAGCTCAATGGGTTGGGCGACATCAGCGTGGAGCCGGCGGACATCTTGTCCCTGTTCTGGGAACCGGGTGTCACCGACATCCAGAAAAGCCGGAATTTCTTCAGCGTGATGCTGGAGGACAACGATGTGCTGATTGCTCAATACCCTCAGCTGGATGGAAAACTTGGTTCTACTGCATCAGAGCTGAGCCAGTACATCCGGGAGGACAACGTAGACACTAACAAGAACAAGAGCATGGTGGTGGACTGGTACTACAAGAAGCGCGTGGGCAATCGGACGGTGCTGCATCTTTGCAAGTATGTGGGCGAGGAGGTGCTGTTCGCCAGCGAAAATGAGCCGGACAAGTACCCCGATGGCTGGTATGAGCATGGGCTGTATCCCTTCGTATTTGATCCGCTGTTCAAGGTCAAAGGCAGCCCCTGCGGCTTCGGCTACATTGACGTTGCTAAGAGCGCTCAGGAGTACATCGACCGTGGCAATCAAGGCATTATGGAGAACGTGCTGGAGAATGCCAGCCCCCGTTATTTCTACCGTGAGGATGGCGCTGTCAACGCCAAGCAATTCCTCGACCGCAAGCAGAAGCTCGTCAAGGTGGACGGCAATATGGGGCAGGACAGCCTGCTGCCGATACAGAGCAAGCCACTGCCAGAGTCCGTGATCGCGGTGGTGAATAACAAGATTGAGGAGCTGAAGGAGGTCACCGGCAACCGGGATGTTTCCACCGGTGGAACCACCGCCGGCGCAACAGCCGCATCGGCGATCGCCGCTATGCAGGAGGCTGGCAGCAAGCTCAGTCGGGACAGCAATAAGGCATCCTATCGGGCATTCCGGAAGGTCTGCAAGATGATTACGGAGCTGATTCGGCAGTTCTATGAGTTGCCCCGTTATTTCCGAATCCTCGGAGCGGATGGAGCAGAGCAGTTTGTCAAGTTTAGCAATCAGGGCATTCGCCCTCAGCATCAAGGCGTGGTGGCAGGCGTGGACATGGGCTATCGGGTGCCGGAGTTCGACATCGAGATCACCGCCCAGAAGCAAAGCCCCTACTCCAAGATGGCGCAAAATGAGATGGCCCTCCAGTTCTATGGACACGGATTCTTTAATCCCCAGCTGGCGGATCAGGCACTGGCCTGTCTGGACATGATGGACTTCGACCGAAAACAGTTCGTCGCTCAGAAGATTGCCGCCAACGGTGGGATGTATCAGCAGATGATGGCGATGCAGCAGCAAATGCTGATGATGGCCCAGCGGCTGGATATGCACGAGGGAACCAACATGGCGCAGCAGATGGCTGCCTCCATGGGCGGTGTACCACTGCCCGGTGGTGGAAATGCCGACCTTTCTCAGACGGAAGGGCTGGGCGGTAAAGCCGGTATAGGAGAGCATCACTCCACGAAGAACGCACGACAGCGTGTGGCAGAGTCCACCGCTCCCACGTAGCAAAAAAAGCTGTCATTCTGAGCGAAGGGCGTGGCCCGAAGTCGAAGAATCCGCTTCCTCTCGTTACAGCAGGGGACAGATCATTCGATTCGCTGTCGCTCGCTCAGGATGACATAACTGGAGGTGTCAGCATGATTTTTGCAAAATTTGATACACGCTCTGACGGCAGCATCCGGCTGGTCATGAAAGGTCATGCAGGAGCTGCTCCAAAGGGTGAGGATTTGGTCTGCGCCGGTGCCACGACGCTGGCATACACGGCGGCACAGGCGGTGTTGACCCTTCAAGAGCAAGGCAAGCTGACCCGTAAGCCCAAGATGGCACTATCGGAGGGCAACGCCCTGATAATTGCCACGCCCACGCAAGAGGGGCGGCAGGAGCTGGAGCAGGCCATTGGAGTGGTGGGACTGGGGCTGGAAATGCTTAGCCACAACTACCCCCACTGCATCCGGCTGGAAAACACGATGTAAAGGCATAGTGCCTGTACATAAATACAGGATCGTCCACTTTAAGGACAGAAAGGACTACTTATGAAGCATTATCCCATCATCTCTGTTCGCAGTCTCCAGCTGTTCGCCGATGGCGGTACGGCTGGCGGCAATGGCACCGGACAGGGTACGGGCGTAACGGCACCCGACGCCGGGGTGCAAAAAGGCAGAAACCCTCTGGCGGACGTCAAATACGGCGTTCAGAAGGAGGAAGCACCTGTCGCCGAGGTGCAGACCAAGACCACCGAACCGAAGCCCGACCGCAAAGCCCAGTTCGAGAAGCTCATCAAGGGGGAATACAAAGACCTTTATGACGAGCGGATGCAGAGCACCATCCGGGAGCGACTGAGAGGTCAGAAGGAGACCTTGGAGCGCTATGAGGCACTGCTCCCCAGTCTGGAGATTCTTGCCCAGAAGTATGGCGTGGATCCCACCGATGCAAAGGCACTGAGCCAGGCCATCGAGGATGACGATTCCTTCTTCTCTGCCGAGGCGCTGGAAAGCGGTACCTCCGTGGCGGAGCTGCGGCGAATCCGCAAGATGGAGCGTGAGAACGCCAACTATAAGCGGCAGGAACAGGAGCGTGACCGGCAGGAGCACGCCACCAAGCAGTACGCCACATGGATGCAGCAGGCGGAGCAGGCCAAGGCCATCTACCCCCAGCTGGATTTGGAGGCGGAGGTCAAGAACCCTCAGTTCATGCGACTGCTGAATGCCGGTGTGGACGTGGGCTCTGCTTATCTGGTGCTCCACAAGGATGAGGTGATTCCTGCCGCCATGCAGCACGTGGCGCAGCAGGTGGAGGACAAGCTGTCCGGTAAGATCGCATCCGGTGGCGGCAGACCTGCCGAGAACGGCATGAAGCCCCAGAGCGGCCCGGTGGTCAAAAGCGATGTGTCAACGCTGACGAAGGAGGACCGTGCGGAAATCAACCGCAGGGTCATGAGAGGAGAAAAGATCAGCTTTAGTTAGCTGAACACCGCAAACAACGCACGTCATTCCGAGCCTGCGCAGCAGGCGTGGGAATCCGCCCCCTTCTGGATATTACGGATTGCCACGTCGCTTCGCTCCTCGCAATGACAATATCACTGAAAGGAGATTGAGTATGAAGAAATTTATCACCATTTGGCATCTGCAGCTCTTTGCGGAGCCGAACACCAACGTGACCACCGATGCCGGTCTGTCCGTGGAGAACAAGATCCACTACGACAAGACCCTCATCGACGAGGCCACCCCCTATCTGGTCCATGACCAGTTCGGTCAGAAGCGCCCCATCCCCAAGAATGGCGGCAAGCGGATCGAGTTCCGGAAGTTCGCTAACCTGCCCAAGGCCACCAAGCCCCTGACCGAAGGTGTGACCCCTGACGGCAAGAAGCTCACCGCCACCAGCATCGAAGCGGAGGTTAGCCAGTACGGCGATTACGTCTGCCTGTCTGATGTGCTGGATCTGACTGCCATCGACCCCGTTGTGGTGGAGGCCACCAAGGCTGTGGGCTCTCAGGCCGGTCTGACGCTGGAAACCATCACCCGAAACGTGCTCCAGTCCGGTACCAATGTGTTTTACTGCCCCGAGGTGGATGCGGACGGCAAACTCACCGGCGTCAAGCCCACTGACCGCTCTGAGCTGACCGCCGGCTGCAAGCTGACTGTGAATGTGGTCAAGCGAATCGTCACCATGCTCAAGGCAATCAACGCCCCCAAGATCGATGGCAAGAACTATGTGTGCATCCTGCATCCGCACTGTGGCTACGACCTGACCTGCGACCCCAAGTGGGAGGATATGCACAAGTACAGCCAGACCACCGAAATGTTTGAGGGCGAGATTGGCAAGGTTGCCGGCTGCCGGTTCGTGGAGACCTCCGAGGCGGCAATCTACACCGGTGCGGAGAACGACTGTCCCGAGGGTCTGGCGGTATACGCACCTCTGTTCCTGGCGGCTGGTGCTTACGGTGTCACCGAAATCGAGGGCGGCGGTCTGGAGACCATCATCAAGCAACTGGGCAGCGCCGGTACCGCTGACCCCCTGAACCAGCGCTCCACCGTCGGCTGGAAGGCCACTAAGACTGCTGAGATTCTGCTGGAGATGTACATGGTCCGCGCTGAGTGCTGCGGCGAATTTTCTCCCGATGCGGAGATGAACTGATAGGAGGTATCACGGATGGCTGAGAACAAGAATCAGACTGCAAAGGCTGTCAAGCCCAAGAAGGTAAAGATCAAGCTGCCCCTGACCCGTACCGAAAAAGACGATGTATATGTGGGGCTGAACGGCAAGAGCTACCTGATCAAGCGTGGCGTTGAGGTGGAGGTGCCTCTGGGCGTTGCCAAGATTTTGGAGCGCAAAGAGAAGATGCTCTCTATCGCCATGGAATACGAGGCACAGGCCGCCGCTCCGCTGGAGGAGCTGGCAAAGCAGTAACAGGAAATGGGGGGCACCGCGCTCCCCATTTTTTAAAATGACACCCCAAGAGCCGGAGTGAAGCGATGGCGATTGGTCGGTGGAATTTATGCACAGCGCAAAAGGAGGCACCAATATGAAAATTGCAGAAGTAATCGCACGGCTGGACAGTCTGAAGCACAACACCTTCGGTGTGGAGGAAAAGGTGGCATGGCTGTCCAAGGTGGACGCAATGATCAAAAAGCACATCATCGACACCCATGAAGGAGCGGAGAAGGTCATCTTCAACGGGTACACTCCGGACAAAGATATGCAGACCGAACTGCTGGCACCGGAGCCTTTTGACGAACTATATCTGCGCTATATGGAGGCGCAGGTGGACTACCACAACGCCGAGTACGACGGCTACAATCAGGCAATCCTGATGTTCAAAGCGGAATACAACGGTTATGAACGCTGGTATAACCGAACCCATATGCCCATTGGGGGCAAAATGAAATACTTCTAGGGGGGGAAACCATGATTGATTATCCGACGCTGAATCACAGACCCGTCAGCAGGGAAATGCTGGATGTGTTCAAGGGCTACAATAAGGAGCTTCGCATCGATGAGGGTGAGTTCCGGGACATGGAAAACCTGTCCAGCGACGGCTATCCGGTACTGTCGGTGCGGAAGAAAAGAGGGTTCGTATCTTCTGGCGTAGATATCAATGCGGTGGCTTATGACCATGGAAATGGCCTGATTTACACGGATTACGGCTGTATGGTTACTCCTGACGGAACAATCCCAGGCTTTTACCAGCCGGAGGAGCATCATAAGCAACAGCTGGTTTTTATGGGCCGTTATCTCATCTTGTTGCCTGAAATGCGCTGGGCTGATACGCATCTGGGCGGTTTGGTCGAGGAGGCATATGAGTACGGAGATATCGATGCTCTGTGGGAGACCGACAGCAAAAAAGTGACCTTTGAGCTATGCCGGGAGGATGGGACGGTGTACAGTGGCGCTACCGTTTCGGATACTCAGCCGGAATCGCCGCAAGACAAGGCGTTGTGGCTGGATACGTCCGGTAAGCCTTACAGTCTGAAGCAGTATTCGACGGCGATGGATCAGTGGGTGAGCATCACTTCTACTTACATCCGTATCAGCGCAGAGGAGCTGGATGTGGTGGCGCTGAAGCAGTATGACGGAGTGACGATATCCGGCATCAAAAACGAAAAGCTTCAGGACTTGAATGGGTCTGCGGTGGTTTGGACGAGGGGGCAGGGCAGCGGTCACGTCAACTATATTGTGGTGTCCGGGCTTATCGATGAGACGGTCGTGCAGGATTGCGCCACGGAAGGGAAAATCACCATAGAGCGTAAGGCACCGAAGATGGACTTCATGGTGGAGGCCGGGAACCGGCTCTGGGGCTGCCGCTATGGGACGAATCATGCCGGCGAATTCGTCAATGAGATTTATGCATCTAAGCTGGGGGATTTCAAAAACTGGAGCTGCTTCATGGGCATCGCCACGGACAGCTGGGTTGGCTCGCTAGGATCGCAGGGGCCATTTACCGGTGCAGCGAATATTGGTGGATGTCCGGTATTTTACAAAGAGAACATGAAACACAAGGTGTGGATTAGCAACACCGGTGCTCATCAGATAAGTTCGACCCCCTGTCAGGGAGTGAAGTTCGGCTGCGACCGCAGCGTAGCGTCCGTAGATGGGGCGGTAATCTATAAATCCTCAAGAGGATTTTGTATCGATGATGGCGGATTGCCGGAGGAAATCAGGGATACGATTGATGCTGTAAAATATTCCGACGCAGTGGGATGTGTCCATGACGGCAAGTACTATGTTTCCATGATGGACGCACAGGGGAACTGGCATTTATTCGTTTATGATTTCAGGAGAAAGCTTTGGCACCGGGAGGATAGTTTACACGTCAGCGCTATGTGCTCTGACGGAGATGCTACGGTATATGCAGTCGATGCGGATACGAATCAAATTATTGACTTGTTGGGCAAACAGGGCACCCTTGAATCGGCCCCCGTCCACTGGATGGCGGAAACTGGTGAAATTGGGCTGGAAATGCCGGACAGGAAGTATATCCTCAGGTTGGATTTGCGGCTGTCCATGGAGGTTGGCGCAGAGCTGACTGTATACGTCCAGTACGACACGGAGCCGGAGTGGGTGGCGCTGGGCAGTATCCGGGGCACCAGCCTGCAGAGCTTTTCCCTTCCGCTACGGCTGCGTCGCTGTGACCATCTGCGTCTGCGCTTTGAGGGAGAGGGGGACATCAAGATCTACTCCATTACCAAGACCATTATGAAGGGGAGTGACCGGCGGTGATTGGAAGAATCGAATATCCCCATCTGCCGGAGGGTGTATCGCCGCAACTGAAAAACGAGTTGCGGAAACTGGTGGATCAGATAAACGTGGTGATTCAAGAGGTTGAACACCGCTTGGAGGAAAATAAGGAGGAATAACCATGGCAGGACAATATCAGTTTGGAAAGCAGAAAGAGCTGGACGAGTTGACCGACAGAATTCTGAATCGGGAGAAGTTCAGCTATGACCTGAACGGGGATGCTTTCTACAACCAGTACAAGGATAAATTCACTCAGCAGGGTAAGCTGGCCATGATGGACACTATGGGGCAGGCGGCAGCCCTCACCGGCGGCTACGGCAGCTCCTACGCTCAGCAGGTCGGGCAGCAGACCTATCAGGGATATTTGCAAGGACTCAATGACAAGGTGCCGGAGCTGTATCAGCTGGCACTGGACAACTACGACCGGCAGGGAGATGCGCTGACCCAGCAATACGGCCTACTGGCAGATTTGGACGCAAAGGATTACAGCCGTCATCGGGATGCGGTGGCAGATGCCCAGTGGCAGACGGGAAATAAGCAGTCTAAAAACCCCAGTGGCTCTGGGACGATTGCTCAGATTGGCGGCACTTTAGGGAATGTGACCGGTGGCGTAGCGGCCGGTGTCACAGCACAAACAGCGAAGAAAAATTCCGGACTGGGTGCTGGCATCATTAAAATGCTCCAGCGAATCATCGGCACCACAGAGGACGGTGTTTGGGACGAAAACGACAGCCGCGCTTGTGGCGGTAGAACGGCGCAGGACGCTTATCAGGCATATCAGAGAGGTCAGCTGCAAGCGTATTATCAGCCCGATAGGTTCACCGGAACGACTTACGATGCGGCGGTTACGCACATGAAAAAGCTTGGCGTTCCCGGGAATCAGGCGGCAGCGGTACTGTCGGAACGAGAATGGAAGGCGCAGAGAGCGGCGTATGAGGAAAGCGGCGAGGGCGTGGCAGAGGTCACGGATTACAGCAGCTATGTGGATTATCTGAATGCCTATATCCGCTGGGCACAGACCCACAAGGAAAGCGTAGCCACCAAGACATACGCCGGCTAGGGACAACAGGAGGTGCGGCATGAATTTTGCTGAGTGGAGCAAGGCACGGAAGAAAGAGGAAAAGAATAAAGGCCTGGGAAAGGCAGCAGAGCAGGTGGGAAAGGGTGCCCTAAAGGTTACCGGCGAAAGTGAGTTTGCCCGCTGGAGTCGGAAACAGCGGGAGGATACTCCGGCCAACTGGGGCAGCTCCAGCAATGATTTGATTAAGCAGATTCAGGAAACGGTGGGTGGCGGCTGGGTGGATGCCGCCACCATCGACAGCTATCGCAAGCGGGCAGCGGGACTGGCGAACCGATCGGCGGATATGCGTAGAAAGACCGCTGGCTATATGTCTGCGCAGGAGTCTATCGATTCCGTGGAGGCGGCGCTGGCCAGCGCCCAGAAGTATCTGGACGGCATGGGGGAGTACTACGGCCAGTGGGATTCCAAGGATGCTTACGACGAATATCAGGTGTGGAATGGCGTGGCAGATCCCAACTCCCAAAACTATGACAAGGATTTTAAGCAAAAAAGTCAGTATGTCAGCACAAAGAATGATGCGGCGTGGTGGGAGTTTTGGGATGATGAGCCCTACGATGACTACAAATATGAATATCTGAACACCCGAAACAGCGGATTGGTTGGCAATCAGCTTGCGGGCGCGACCGACTATATGTTTGACTATGAGTGGGGCGATTTTAATGAAATGACCGACCACGAGCTGGCAATCTACAACTACTACTATACTACAGCTGGCAAAGGCGTTGCGGATGAGTATTTGGATACAATTAAAGAACAATTGGCATACCGAAAGGGTGGAAAGATTGCGGCAGAATTTAAAGAAAGGCCGACGGCGGATAAGCTGGTATATGGTGCATCTGCTGGGTTGATGCAGTTTGTTGATGGAATGCGCAACTTTACTAATACTAAGGATGATTACATTCCGGTGTCTTCGACGCAAATTGCTTCCTCAATGATTCGTGAGGATCTGGAAGATGTGGGACCGAATCTGCCGGACTGGATGGGCGGCAGCTCCCTTGGGCAGATGGGATATGATGCGGCATCAACGGTTGCCAATATGGCACCTTCGATGGCCATAGGCTATATCAATCCGGCGGCAGGTGCGGTGCTGATGGGCGCGTCTTCAGCGGGTAACTCTTATCAGGAGCTGCTGAACGAGGGCTACACAAAAGAACAGGCTCGGGCCTATGGTACGCTCAATGGCATATCTGAGGCTGCGCTGCAGTATGCGCTGGGTGGCGTGAGCAAGCTGGGCGGCAAGGTGTCCGGCAATCTTATCAGCAAGACGGTAGGGCATGTGGACAACGCCATTGTGCGAGCCTCAATCAAGCTGGGCGGCAATATGCTCTCTGAGGGCGCGGAGGAAAGCGTGCAGGAGATGCTGACTCCACTGTTTAGAAGCATGGTCACCGGCGAGGATTATCAGGTACAGAGTGAGGACGTGATTTATGCCGGATTGATGGGCGCTGTGACTGCCGGTATTTTGGAGGGTGGAGGCACCATCTCCGGAGAGGTTGGGCTTTACAAGACCGGCAAGGCATTGCAGGCGGAGGGCGTGACTGCCCAGCAATTGGCTGAGGTGGGCAAGGGGCTGTCCGCGGAATCCGCTGCCTATCAGCTTGCAGGACGTGTTAATGAGAACACCGGAGCCTACACCATGGGGCGGCTTTACCTTGAAATTGGGGCGCAGTTGACTGCGGAAAATGTTGCCGATATCCAGAAAAGTCTGGAGCGCAAGGGCGTAAGGGCTAAGGATGCCAAGATTCTTGCGGAGGGCTTTGCGGCGGTGGCTGCCGGTGCTCAGTTGACGGATGCACAGATTTCCGCTATTGAGGCCAACGACATTCTGGCACAGACGGTGGTGGATGTGCTGCTGAATCCAAAGTCTACGGTAAGCCAGAGGACGGCAGGATTTAACACGGTGCAGTCGGCAATGCCGGAGGTGCAGAATACGGTCAGTGCCAAATTCAACAAAGTGCTTGCGAAGAACACAAAGACAGATAAAGTGGCGACAAGCAGTAAGGACACCAAGGTGGCTGCTGTGGATGCTCCGGAAACA